TTACTCTTTACCGAATACGTTGTTCTCTTGCTCTTGTACACGGATGAAAGTTGTACGCTTAGTTAGCTCTTTTAGCTTCGCTGCGCCGACGTATGTACAAGTTGAACGTACACCACCAAGGATGTCAGAAATTGTGTTGTGAACAGAACCACGGTATGGAAGTAAAACAGTTTTACCTTCTGCCGCGCGGTACTTAGCAACACCACCTGAGTGCTTGTCCATAGCCGACTGAGACGACATGCCGTAGAACTTGACAAAAACAAGACATACATCAACACAATCAACAAGTTAAAGGAAAATCAATGTATATAAAAACAGTAAAAAACGACGATTTACACCCATAAATAACGCTGTTTTACAATGAATGCCGCCATTTTTGCCGCCATTTTTATTGATTCGGAATGTTCGTTCGTCTTACATCTATAATCAAACTTTTTGCAACATCCAAAATCTCATGCTCTTCACTTTCCAATGGCGTATTTACTATTATTAAGGCGTAGAAGTAGTCAAGCATCACTATCAAATCGTGCATTCGATTAACTATATCGATACTTACACTTGCTATGTAGCTATCCAGTTCCGAATCTGAATGCCATTCTTTGGGCTCCCCGCCAAGTACTTTAGAAATAGTAACTCGAATGTAGCGACATAATGGGACTAACTCCTTAGCAATGATCATTGACCTTCCTTCACAAACATATTTGTAATCTATATTCGATAGCAAGTACTCATTCATACAAGAAGATTAGTGCATAAATTCGTCTGACTTAACAAAGTAAGCGTATTTGAGTGCCAACTCCTCACCAACAATTAGCCAAAATCTATACCTCTGATCTCCAGAGGTTCTTCCATGATGATTTTGTAGGCTCAAATAGCAGTAGTAAATCGACACGCCCGATTCTTCAAACTTACATAATATTGTCTTCAATAAAATGAAAGGAAAACAAAATGAATGTAAGTTACTTAATAATAGTCCTAGTTTTCACTTACAAAACTGGGATAAATGAAGCTGGTAAAAAAGAACTTGGACTTAAGGTTTATGCTATCTCATCATTAATTTTACTGTCTTGCGTTTTAGTTTTGGTGTTGCTGAATATTACAAGTTGATTTAATCAATAAGGGAGGCGAACCATCTTAAACTTTGGCTCGTCAACTGACTTTATACTCCCCTAAAGAGCTTCCCGCAGAAATTGTTACTTTAGCGTTCTGCGTTATCTCATCGACTATAGCATTCGCAATGGCTTCGGCCATCATGCCCGCCATTGCGAATTCGCCATCGAGCACAAAGCCCTGGGCTTTCAGTTCTGTTTCTATCTTTTGCTTTAATGATGCTTTGCTTATTGCCATTGTTACTTACCTGCATAAACGGTTTTGGAAACGTCCACATGAGGCTTACCCATAAACGGGCAGATGCTCGCGCCAGTGCACACCCCTTTTCCGCCATTGAACTTGATAGTGTCCGCGTCTTCGGTGATGTTCTTAGCTTTGATGGTTCTAACTCCTTTGACGGTTTCGGTGTGGTTCCCATCAATTTCAGCGACTCGATTTTCTAGTACTTTGATTTGTTGAGTGAGGCATTCGAGCTTGTCGGCTTGGTCTGTCTTACGTTCAAAGTTGCCTTTCTGGTCGACTAATTGATAAACGCCTTTGCGCTGTTGGTATCGGCTTTCACCTTCTTTGATGCCTGGTAACTTGAAACCAAGTGGCAGCACGCAACGAATAAAGGGCTTGTCGGGTTGGCCGAACATAAAGCCGAGTTCAACAATACTGCCGATTGCTGGCGGCTCTAAACGGCCGGCATGATCGCCCAGTCCAGGAACAGGAAGCGGCACTGCCTGCAATGGTGATTTATCTTCATACTCCATGCCTTTTTCATCAAGCAGCTGAACATCCACCGCGTAGTGAGGGTAAAAGCGATCGGATAAATCGCCCTCTTCAGGCAGCTCTGGTAGTGCTACGACCTTTCCCCAACGGGGTAAGTGCCATCGCCCTGTGAATTCAGGGAACAACCTAAAGATGATGCGCTTGATGGTATTCACATCCATGTTAGCTTTGCCTCCGTCCCTTCAAACTCGACACCCACTAATCGAAGGCCATTCACCACAACACCTGGCTTGAGCTTTGGGATAGCCGGTATCTTTACCGATTTGTTGGCCGTGTGGTTAGTCATGAGTGCATTGGGTAAAGTAATCGGCTTATCTGCCCAAAATGAATCAACCCAACTTCCGACATACACTTGGCCGTTGCCTTGCTGCTGCCAGAACAAGTCATCGATGCTAAATGCCTGTGCTAGTTCATCGATGACTCGATACCCATTACCATCACTGTAGAAACAAGGAATGGCCGTTTTGCTGTACGCCTTCTCAGGTACCACAAATTGAAGCCCCGTTTTATTGGTGACCTCGCTCAGTAGCTGCATCAGTGTGGGATGGCGCAATATGATATTGAGTGGTTTGTAAAGAATGGCCGCGAGCTCACGGCAGAACACTGTTGACCACCCTTTTTCAGACGGTTGAACGCGTTCGATGTAACCCAAGAAGACGCGAGTAATGTCATCACCCCAACCTAAATCGATAGCGATAAGCGTGTTTGGTTCTGGGCTCCCTTCAATCAAAAGCTCACAACGACCAGGCGTATTTTCACTGAAGACGATACGATGGCTTTTCACTTTGGTTTTGTGTTTGCCCAGGTAAGCGCGGCAAAGAAACTTATTGTTAATGGTCATTGGTCACGCCCTCGTTTAAGCCAGCGCGTTATCCACGCTTTTTAGTACCTTCATCACGCCTGTCAATTCCACTTGCGTGTCCGGTGGTACATCGTCGGTTTGCCCTGTTTCAACCGGTGTATTCACACCCTGCACTTTTTGTTGCGCTGCAGGTTTATCCGGTTGGCGCTGTTCAACTCGCTCTGGCACAGACAGGTGTTCGACCAGCTCAAACGAGACACTCCACTGGCGATGAGACTCTTGCTCATCAGCACGAACTACCCCTTGGAATTTCACCTGGCGAATTTTCAACGCCTCGGCTGTTTTGTTACTGATACGATAGATTTGGCGCGCGTCGCTTTCTTGCGCTTCGGCCATACTGAACAAGTTAGTCAGCAACTGATTTTTGGTAAAAGGGATCACGCCTTTCACCGTCAGTATTTTACCCTTGCTGCCTGTTTCCGCTTGGTCGGTCGCAGAGGTCTGACCGGACATATCTTGTCCGGCCAATTGCTGGCGAACGCTAATTCGTAGGTTCTTTAGTGGGAGCTGAGCGCCGTTAAGAATGAGCACGTCATCGACCTGGCATTGTTGGCCAAATGACCTCTTCCGCCTGACTAAACGCCTGGGGGATGTCTCGCAGTGCTTGTCTGTAAACAAGGTAACTTTCTTTGACTTCATCACTTAGAGGCGCATCAGGCATCATCACCCAATCCGTTTTGGCAATAAGTACATCACGGCGATCTCGAACCTCTAGCCACTCTTCTTCAACTAAACCGTGTTCAGTCACAATCAATATTGTCATGCTAACCCCTTATTAAGCGTGTTTTTTCGCAATAGTTTTCGTGAAATGGTCTTTAAGGTTATACAACCTGGTGTGTTTACGACCTTCCGGCCAAACCCCCGGAACGACGGTCGGCAGCGCGATCATGACCACATCACCGACTTCGGTCTTATCGCTAAAAACAAGATCAACATGCGTGTACCTTGCGGAGCCAGGGGCGCTTTTTACGACAGTCCGTTGCTGAACCCATTCACCATTCGTATCTCCCCCAATCCAACCCACCGAGGTTTTACCAATCACTTTGGCATAACGGAGAAAGGAAGTTGCGGGGTCACGTCTTAAGTGCTGGTCAGCAATATGAGCGTCATAACCCGTACGCTCGATAAAAGACGTATCAAGTACTCTAATTTTTAATATGTTGAAGGAACCAGACCAGTATTTGGTGTCTGCGCCTATCCCCATAAAATCGAGTAAGGCTCTCGCTTCTTCATGTCGTTCCACCGGAATTGAACCCGAGGTCGCTGGAATCATTTCCAAATGACAACAGTCTAAAAAGTCCGGCTTCACTCCCCAACCAAGGGGAATTTGGTTGATGACCCCTTGCTTGTTCGGCTGCTCTTTAACAAGGACATCTTTCATATCAGAATTGTAATTCACTGCCATAAAACCCAATTGGTCGGCAGTACTTTCGATAGCACTTTGCGCCTTTGTTTGGGCGTCCGAAACGGATTTATCAATGCCCGCCATTTTTTGATTCACTTCCGTAGCCAAAGCCTGACTGGCTTCGGTTTGTTGCAGTGACGCACTAATGGCCTGTTTTAATAAAGCATCGGTATTGCTCATGTTATTTCTCCATTACTCTGATTTTTTCGTTCAGCTTCATCAGCATTTGCATTTGTTCAACCGTATTCTGTTGCGACTTCAGCAACGCCGTGGTCAAAGACACATCCATATCAAACCGCCTGTGCTCTGATAATCTATGAGTCCGATTCATTTCAAGTCTCAGCTCGCCATACCGACGTTCGCGAATCATCGCTACGGTGTTCATTTCATCTAAGCGCATTCCTAATTCACGGTTGGCTTCTGACAACATCAAGTTTTCATGGCTTTGCTCAACAACATCCTTTTGGGTCTCAATGAGTCCGACAGTCAACTGGGCGAGTAAAGTGTCCATGTCATCGAGTTTGGCTTCGTAGTTAAACTGCCACGTCTCTGGCGTCACTGTAATATTGGTGATGGCCTGAGCGCCGGAGAACTTCAGCAAGAAGTTGCGCGTTAAGTTGTTGCCTTCTTCACTGGTTCGTTCGTTGTTCTTACGTTTGGATTGCACCACCATGTGATTGGCTGATATCAACACCCCTTCTTCGCTAACCAGGCCGAGCCAATTGAATTGAAAGTTGCCCACCGTGTTATCTAAAATCAGCGAATAAACAACCTCGTTTCCATTCACACAAGCGCTACGCGTCGGTGCACTGCGAAACACAATCAGTCCACTCGCCGGAAGCGATTGGTCTCTTCGTGGCGGTATCAGAGGATCTAAGTTTGGCACATGCGCCAACACAAACTCACGGATCACCAAGGGCTGTTTTGCTTGTTGTTTTCGAGCAATAAGCTGCTCGCCTGCAATGGTAATGACTGCCATAACCTATCCTATTGATGCGCTGTACGTTTCATGGGTGTGACTGAACTCGGTGACTGAAATATGAGGATAAGCCGCCGTTGTCACATCAAAGCTGTATCGACGGCAGGTTCTGCCATATTGGCGAACCAAGGCATCCATCAAGCCAGGGACTTCATTCAAATCACTGTCTCGCACTTTGACGCTCACCACGTCCCAAGGGTAATAGTTCAAACGCTCATCGATTTCGATATGGGGATAACCCAGCTGATCGAACATGGTTTCCCAGCCCACCTCTGAGCCGCCACCGGTTGCAAAGGCGTAAGCAAAATTCACTCGAATACGGTAGATATGCTCGGGCTCTTTAGGCAGACGTTCGATGTCGCGTTGCCAAGCCATCAAATCAACAAATTCGATAGGGGCGACCATCGGGTCTAACTGCCTAAGCGGCCACTCCAATACGTCTTGTACTCGCGACCAATACCCAAGCAAAGCCTGTCCTAGCTTGTAGATCTCGCCCTTACCCATCCAATGCTTGAGCGTAAAGTTAGGCCGTTTCAATACTGACCTCCAAATGGCCCATTCTTGGTACTTCCATGCCATTGGTTAGATCAGCATTATCAAATTCAATCGATTCTAATACGGAGAATTCACCGTGCAGTTCTTGGGCCAATCTCGAAAAACTAAACCGCGAAGAAGGCTTGGTTTTGGTCACGTTATAATCGGTGTTCTGCCTAAAGGCCGAGCCAATAAAAAGCGCAATATTAGTTTCAAGCTGCGCGCTCTCTTCTATCGACAGTATTCGCCCTATCCACACTCGACACTTCACTGTGATGGTATTGCCTGGCATGGCATACACTCTTAAATCATCACCATGGCCATGATTCCCTTCGTGATTAATGTGCGTGTTTAAATCGGCCAGCATTTGAGGCGATGGCTCCCCAGAATCCAATAGAATAAACGCATTCGCCGAACCAGGGCCTCGGGGCGCGTTGTGCTTGAAGTAGACATTTTCACTGTTGATACCGGCGCGCAACATCAGCAATGAACGATAAGCCGCATCAATGTGCCATTTCGCCACCCCACTAAATTGATTGCGAATGCGCACCCTCAATTGGTCGTCACTCTCTTCATCGGCGCCCGCTTTGATTAACCAATCGGCGGTATTCACCGCACGGCTAATACCTGGAACCGCCGTGGTTAGGACATGGTAATACCCTTCGCCTAGATTAAAGGCCGCGCCTTCATGCTCGGCCTCCACCTTGCCAACAGTTGACGCTTCATGCTCTTGCAGTGTCGTGTCCTGACTTAATATCACTCGGTAAACTGTACCGTTAATGGGGTCGGTTTGTATCACCGTGCCTTTGGGTACGACAATGGCCGGCCCTTGCTTCGCGGCTCGGTGTATCACCACTTGCCCCGCCGCTTTGGTCGAGGGCTTTCGCTTCACGTTGAATTGCCACGCCCATAAATCGAGCCATTTGTCTTTTGCCGTCGCCACGAACATATTGGGCAACACGTACCCAACCAGAAATCGGTTCACCAGCCACACCGTTGGACCAATCACCATGGTTTCAATTAAGCGCCAAAATGGAGAATACTGAGAATCGTTTGCGATGGTGCTGCCTTGCTTTCGAGCTTCCTCTTTGAGTGTCGCTTTCCACTCTGAGGCTTCGAGCGGTAGCCCTGCCTTGTCAGCAAGCTCAGTAAAGTTCGGTTTCGGGATATCAGTCAAAGTTCACCTCTGTGCTTACGCTGCCAAAGCGCACTGTTTCTGCAAAAATATAAATTTGCCCATCGTTCACTTCTTCGATGCGAACCGTACCAGGCACCAGACGAACGTCTTCTTCGACCAACAGTTCGAGTTGCGTACGCGCGTCGGCTTTTTTCGCGGGACTACGTTCAGCTATCAAATGGATCGCGACATTACTTTCAATAATCGCGTGTTTAATGTCTTGTGCTATCACCGCACGATCATGAATCAACACTGGGTTACGGCCGGCATCGAGTACCACGTCACCGTTTTCAATGAGAATGTCTTGATAAAAGAACTCCGTCATTAGCCCGCTGCCATTTCTAGTTCGCTCGCCATGTCTTGTGGGCTACTCATGTAAGTGGGATAAATTGCAACACCACCGTAATTGGTTGAACTCGTTTGGTAGCTAGCAATACTCTTGGCCGCGCCACCTGGCTGGACTTGAGCTTGAGGCGCTGCGCTTTGCACTGACTTAGATTTCACTTCTAACTCATCACTTTCACTGCCAAAGCCTGGTAACCAATCAACAAGCCCTTTTAGGTTTTCCCAAATCCCCGCCAACTTATCCGTAAACCAACTAAAGACACTGCCAAAGACATTTCGCATCGAGTCGGCCATTTGTCCAATGAAGGCAAAGCCACTGGTATCAGTAAAACCACTCATTACCCATTGCCAACCTGCAGACAGAAATTGAAACAGCGTTTGAAATGGCAGCGTCAGCAGCTCTAACGCCCCTGAAATCACGGAAAACCACCCAGTATCTGCCATTTCTACTTTCAGCATTTGCCAACCAAAGACCAAGCTTTTAAATCCGTTGCTTAACGAATCCACCACCTGACCAATAAACGTAAAACCACTGGTATCAATAAAACCACTCATCACCCATTGCCAACCTGCAGACAGGAATTGAAACAGCGTTTGAAATGGCAACGTCAGCAGCTCTAACGCCCCTGAAATTACGGTAAACCACCCAGTATCTGCCATTTCTACTTTCAGCATCTGCCAACCGAACACCAAGCTTTTAAATCCGTTGCTTAACGAATCCACCATCTGACCAACAAACGTAAAACCGCTGGTATCGGTAAAGCCACTCATCACCCATTGCCAACCTGCTTTGATAAACTCAAACAGGGTTCTAAATGGCAGCGTAATTAACGCGATTGCGCCTTCTAACACTTGAAACCAAGTCGTATCACCAAATGACGCTTTCAGGTCGGCCCAGTAATAAATCAGAGCCCCAACCGCTGCAATGGCGGCCACAACACTGGCAGCAATTAAGAAAATAGGGTTAGCCAGTAACGCCACCGATAGTTTCAAGAATGCCCACGTAGCGCCCATCACCCCTTTGGATAATCCCCACATCGCCACCGTGACGGTTTTGGTCACGCCTACACCTAAAGTCATCGTTGCCCAAGCCACTTTCAAAGCGCCAGATATCATGGTCAACAGGCCACCTGCAGCCACCAAGCCCAAAAGAGCTACGCCAGCAAAGCCAATGTATTTGGTGAGATTTGGGAACATCTGTGTCCATTCGATGATTTCCATCGCGCCATCAGACAAACTTGAAACCACAGGTAAAAGCGCGGGCAACAATGCTGCGCCAAAGGCCGTTCGCACCGCAAACACGCCTTGCTCTAGCCGTTCCCATTGGTCGGTCATGGCGCCAGCCATTTGTTCGGCGACATCCAAACCCTTAACTTGGCCAAGCTCAGAAATAGAGTTGGCAAGACCATCCGTGTTTTGCATCAGCAGCTGGATCATGGCCGACGCTTCTTTGGTACCAAACGCTTTACTCAGTTCTGCCGCTTCTGCTACCGAAATCGTGTCACCGTAACGGCCTTTAATTTGGTTAAGAATGTCGACAATAGGCAGCATCTGCCCTTGAGCATTAGTGAACTGCATGTTCAATGCTTCTTGAGCTTTTGCGGTACCCGCCAAGAACGAGCGGTATTTTGTGCCCGCTTCGCTGCCACTCATCGTGGCTTGCAACGTACCGAGAATCGCCATTTGCTCGGTCATGCCGACACCAACAGAGGTCGCCGCCGCTCCAACCGAAGTAAACGCAGAAGACATACCAGCGCCAGTCGTTTTGAACATCTGCACAGCTCTGGCCGTTTGACCACCTAGCGTGTTCACCCAATCCGCTTTGCCCATTTCATTGGCCGAGTTTTGAAAAATGCCATACATGGTCCCAACGTAATTGGTGATGGTTCCAGTATCCGCTTTCGTTGCTGCCGCGAGCACACCCGACGCTCTCGTAAACTCAGACAGCTCATTACCTCCTAATCCAGCAATCGCGGATTGGATATCATAAGAAGCGGCCACAAATTCCGTGGCTGACTTGCCATAATCCACAGAGAATTTCATTGCCGTTTGAGCAAGGGTTTTGAGTTGGTCATCAGCAACGCCGAGTGATTTGACTTCACCGAGCTTTCTATCCATTTCAATGGCTGGCATTAACGCTTGTTGCAGGGCAAAACCTGCGCCTACCATGCCAGCTGCACCCGAAACCATCGTTTGAGTACCTTGTTTGTAGGTATTCGTGACATCGGATATTTGGCGCTGAATGTTGCCCAGAGGTTTTGATATCTGGTCAATCAATCCAACTTGAAATCTGAGCGCTTCAGGTAACATCAACCACTCTCTTTATGCTGATTAGAGTTAGGCGCCAAAAGCTTTGGCCACCCCACTTGCAGTAACGGCTTGCATGTTTTCCCAATGGTTCTTCTCTAACCAAATCGCATAGGCAAGATTTTGATCAGTATCAGGGGCATCGGGTAACCACTTACGCCGCCACGCATACATCTTTTGCCTGTCACTGCCATCAATGGCCGCGACAAGCGCATCTATTTTTTTACGGAGATAACAAGCTTCGGCGTGTACTCTTTAAGAACCGCACCATAAATCTGCATTGCTGCACCGGCGTTCTCTTTAGTCATCTCACGCAGTGCGTCTTTTGAACCTTCACTCACACAGCTCATCAAAAAGTTGTGTGCTGCCGCGCTTGCATCACCCGAAAGGATGGTATTTTGCGCTTCGTCGTATTCTGCCGGTGTTGGGTTGAATTCAAGGTCGGTTGTTCCAACGGTTAAAACAATGGATTTTGTCATGCTGCTTCTCGCTTTAGTGATTCATAAATTCGGGTGAGTCCAGTTTCAAGTTGACGCTCAAGTCGCTCAAAACCATCCTTCACTTCTTCTTTGGTGGCGTAGCTCTCCGCCACATGGGTTTTATAATCAGCAAGCTCTTTCGAAAGAGAAAACAGCTTGCTAATCAATGCACCGATCAACATCACCAACAAAGTGGCAAGGGCGACCAGCGCAGATAACCAAGTCGGGTCCATCTAGCCCCCTTTTACCGCCTGCTTTAGTCCACCAATTAGGCTAAACGGCTTTTGCCCCGCAGTGATTTGCTTATCTACGGAACGTTTGTGGATGTTCACACCAAGTACAGCCAGAGCAACAGAAATCAATGGTGTCAGCGCGACAATAGCATTGACGACATTGGCCGCTTCTTTGGGCTCCATAATCATCACAACAAACAGTCCAAAGAACATCAGCGCCCAACTCAAACACAAGGTGTAACCCCAAGTAGGACGCCAACGCCTTACAAATGGATCATGACTCGCCATTTCTACTTTCATTGTTGAGGCTTGTTGGGCTATGGCAAGCTTACGTTCTTCACTTTCCAGTTCAGCATGTTGAAAGGCAAATTCACGAAGCTTTACCCGTTCATCAGACTCAAGCTGTTTAATTTTCAATAACGCTTCTGGGTTATTGATAAGTGCCTGTTCAATGGCTTTCGGGCTGCTGTCCACTCCAAGTGCACTGGCGACCATTCCCGCAACCGCGCCCCCTGCAGGGCCACCGATAACAGTGCCAATAAGTGGCGCTGCGCTACCAAGTAGTGATTTAATTTTGTCCCACATGATTTAATCCTTAACGATGGTGAGTTTGGCTGGTTTACCGTTCAGCTCTGCCATCAACACTTTGAAAGCGTGACTAGAATTGACAACGGCCCATTCATTTCCGACGAAACCAAAATCGACACCGGGTGCTAAACACCCCTGCAGATCACTCGGTTTATTGGCCTTATGGATCAGCACATGAGTTCGAAGGCTTGGCCCGCTGCGGGTGACGCCTAACATTGGCTCTTCTACTGCGTAACAGTGGCCAAAGCGTGGAGATTGATGCGGCAAAAGGTCGTAAGTGCCTTCAACAATGCAAGATTCACTAGGCTTGTTGTTGAGCATTGGTCGTTCAACCACGCAACAGACTTTGGAACCATCAGGGCGATAGAGATACGAATAGGTGCCATGTTCAAAGTAACGGCGTTTCATCAAATAGTGTTTCATCGTTTCATTCGCTCCAATTCGCTTTGGCATTGAGTGCAATATTGGCACCCTGATATGTGTTGGCGGCGAGCTTCTGGAATGGGAACACCGCATTCGCCGCATTCCTGTGCGCTTTCCCGCTGGTTAACTTGCTTAGCCCTTGCCAACTGGTTGGTAAGCGCCACTTCCGTGAATTGGCTTTCAAAGCCACTGGCTTGGTCAAGAACATCAGACATTTCAATCCCTACTTACTGAGCAAACGTTACTGAACCAAATCTTCGGTTTCATCTGGGCGCAAATATGGAACGCCATTGATTTTCACAAAATCTGGGCTGGTCACTTCGAACGGCAACTTATGGACTAATGCACTGCCACCATTGGAATCCGCATCGAGTAAGTCTGAGATTTTCAGACGACAACCAAAGGCTTCAATCTTCAATTCGTCTTTATCAATTTTGCCGTAGAACAAGGCATCAAAGTCCGGCATACCGCGCCAAGAGCCGGCGCTTTTAGCGGCTTTGCCTAATCGGTTAAATTGCTGCGTGGTCAGTTCCATTTCACCACTGGCGGCCACATCACCATCGACATAGCCGTCAGGCACACCATTGGTTTTGTTGACGGCAGAATTATCTTCAATCGACAGCGTGACCTTTTGTGCGGTGAGCTTGTAGTCACCCATTGAAAAGTGCATGTTCTTGCCAGAAATACGCATGCTCATGGTTACGCCTCCGTATCTGCAGGGTTAGAGAGATCAAGCCCAATGTTCACAACAATGTGTTTCGGGCAGTTGTGTGGCGTGACCATCAAACCAATCACGACTTTTGTTTTGCTTTGCCACGTGATGGTGACGTCTTGATCGCTTGGTGGCATGATTTCACCAGGGAACGGAATGCCACCAATCTCCGTGGTCTTCGACATATCGCGCATGTCTTTGCTGAAGTAAGTGCGGTTAAGTTCGATACTCGGTGGCGTTGAATTCAGAATGCGGTCAGCAATACGGCGGATCGCTTTGATGCGAACGCGGCGATTCAGTTTGTGAACCGGACGAACGTATTCTAGATATTGATAGTCCCCGCCCTTCGCTTCCAACGTAGTCGCGTCTGTCCAATACACCCCTTCCATGTCGGCATACCATTGCGGCAATGAATAACGCGCATCGGCTAACACTGCGATGGTGCTCATTTCCAGTGGTTTACCTGCGCTATCAATAGGCATTTCACCAAGCCCCAACACGCTGCCCGTTGCTACTCGCATTGGACTGTCGGCGACAGTCACCGCTCGATCGCACAAGCGCCCACCCAACACACCAATGTTATTGCCATTGAGCATCGGCACAGGCGTCACCATATTGGCCGACACATCTTTCACTAACGCCAATAGACTGGTTTCGTATTTCGCCCAAGTTTGCTTACTCTTATCGATGCTAGGACACGCCGCTAAGAAGAACACCCAACGGCCAAGCTTGCTGGTGAGCTCAGTCGCTTTACTTTGCATCGCTTGAAAATCTGCTTTGCTGGTCACGATGTCCACCACACAAACCCCTTCAAACGAGTCCGTGCGATTAGCAATATCAACCGCTTCCTGCCACGTTTTACCTTCAGCGAGACCAAACACGGCGCCTGTCCAGTTCTGTTTCCCATTGAGCTGCGCCGCTTTGAGGTTAGCGCCCAGAGCGTCATCGGCTACGACCTCATCAAGGTTGGTCATGTTATTCACACGCGTGACTTTGCCTTGCAGTTCAGCTTTATCGGTACGCCCGATATAAAGCAGGTGGCGTTCAATTTCTGGGATCCCGCCTTGCCCTAAATTGAGGTTGTTAACCTCTACCTTTCCGGTTGCCATTGGTTATTTCCTCGCTTATTTTCGCTTTCTGGCCTGCTCAAAAATGGTGATGAGTTGGCGGGTGACTTCGCGTTCCTTACTGCCTAATATCTGACGTTCTTTTAAGGGGATATCCCAAGTCGACACACTCGGTTGATTGCTCAACTCACGAATAATTTGTCCTGCTTGCCCGTGGGTTACGGTAGCCATCAACAACTTGAGTGTGGGTTTCTTCCTTCCCTTGCCACTCTTACGCGGGACCGTGTAACCCAGTTCCCTCAGTTTTCTCGCTTGCCCTTTAGAGCAAGGCGCAGAATAGTTTGGTTTTCCCCACCGCTTTTGCATTTGGCGCTTGGTCATTTTTTGTTTTTGACCAAGGTGATGCCTGGCTGCAATTTTTGCGGTGAGCGGATTGCTCCAAGTTAGGTCGAGCGTATTGGCGTTTCTTACATAGGGGGTCAACCCCTTGGCCATACGTCGCATGACTTTTCCGCGCTTATTCCGTTTCTTCGGTGCTAAGGCTTGGCCGTGAATGTCTTTTTGTTGCTGAATGCGCTTTCGAGTCTTGGCTTTTTCCCAACGCCCTAGGGTTTTCAATATCCAAACACGCTTTCTGGGTGGAAGCGCTAACATGGCAAGCTTTTCTTGCAGGTTGAGCACATCCCTTTGATTGACATTAACTGTCGGCTTCATTCACCAACTCCGCTTCTTCGGCGGTATATATCTCGACGGCTTGAACTCGGTATCGAGTCCCGCGCCAAGTGATCATTCCTGCTTCATCAGGTACCAGTTCTATCGGCTCCATCAGTTCAAGTTCAATACTCACATCGGCCGCTTCGCTGCTGATCACATCCACTGATAAAGTCGGGTCTTCAAGCTCTTGCTCGTTACGCTCTTCTTCATGGTCACTTAACCAGCAAGCAATCAGAGCCAACAAACAGCGTGGGTCTAGTAATTGGTGAGGGAATTCCTCAACCGAGATCACCGCGTTGTATTTCCAGAAACAGGCGATATACCCACCGTTCCCACGGTCTTCACCACTTGGCACTATCGATCCGTTTTCTTGCCACGCATCAATCTTGTTATCGAGAACATTGCTATTGAGGTGACTAACGATGTAATCCGTTAAATGCTCAAGCTTGGTTTTGTTGTAAACCGTGTCGCTCATATCGAATCGATGCCATTAGCACTGCGCCCGAGCAATTGAGAGACATCTTTATTACTTTGAGCTAGGAAACGTGCCGCCTGTTGTGGCTCATCTATCGCCGCGTTGTCCCCTTCTTTACGCCTGTCTTGAGTCGCAAACTCGGGTAACAATTCAGAGTGAGCTCGGCCATACACCGCACGTTTGTACAATGTGGTTTTGGCGATGCTCATTGATGGCGGAATACCATCAACCAACAAGCGATCTAACTTCTCTTGAATATTCAGCGCAGCAATCGTGATGGCTGCAGCAATAGAGTCGTTATCAAACGTATGCGGAATACGGCGTAATTGGCGAAACTCATCGGTCGATAAGCTTGGCCAACCTTCACCAGGTATGGTTTGGTCACTCGTTTTATCCATTTTTCCGCCAAAGCTCATGATTCAACCTTTTTGCTACTGCAGTTAATTAGGGCGCCTCTAGCCACTGAGTCGACGGAATAAGCAGGGTGATGAATCACTTGCTCTTCCTCGTCAGTCGAGGCGCGGTGGCATAGGAGCTGTTTTAAGCTAGAGGTTGTCGCCACTCTCTAATGCTCGGATACGTTGGTCGATGTTATCGATCATGGTGCTAACACCAATCGCGCTGTATTGCTCATGCGCGTTTTGAAGATGAGTTCGCGCTTTCTGTAACGTCGCCACATCTCCGACAGAGGCCGCATGAGGCTTACCTTCATCGTTACGCAGTAGGTACAGGCCCGCGAACTTCAACCATTTAGCCGTTGGCTTTTCGTTGATGCTCCAGTCGTCAGTGACCTTCTCAAATACCTGGGAGAAGTAAGGCTCAATCGATTGGCCTTTGTCTGCCATACGCTCTGACCAAGCCAAGACTTCATCCGCACAGAAGGTGGCAAAATCACGCTTGAATCGTTCTGGTGTATCTAGCCCGCGTTCAATAGCGATATCACACCACTTGATGGCGGTTTCTAGATCTTCGATATCAAAGAGCCAAATCACCATCTGAGTAAATAACGGGTTATCGAACTGCTCGTCACCGGCTAGGTAAGCTTCAATGGCTTCACGATATTTAGGGACCAAAACTTCACGTTTGTGGTTCACCTTTTCATCCTTACGATTGAAGGTTTTTAGCACCTTCAAATCACTTTCGAGTTCAGCTAAAAGCAGGTGAAGGCTGTTAGGATTAGCAACAAACTGTTTCTCAGGTGTCGATTGCTTTTGCTGTTTTGCCAAGGCTTCTTGGCGCAACTTCGCTAATGGACTGGCCATGTCTTCCCCTTAACCTGCGGCTGGCACAATGACAGTGACTTCTTCAATCGCTGCAAACTTGTGGTAATTGCCCACCGCGTAACCTTCCATACGTAGGTATGACGTTTCGAAGCGCTTACGGTCTTCTTCATTACGAGACTTACGCCACTGCGTTCCTTTTTGAGTCAGGATTTGCAGGTTGCTTAAGTTCGTTACCCAAATCATGTCCGGCGGGAAAAATGGCGGTGTATACACCGTTTTACCTGCAACGGTCTTAGCCAAGCTCTGCGCGGCTTTGTGCTCGGTGGGAACTTCTGCCGATTCCAATAAACGATGCTGCTCCGCGGCCACTAAGTTGCGGCCAATCAGAACAACTAAATCAGGGTCGCCTTGATGCACTTCATGGATAGTGGTGTTAATCAGATCGTTAACCAGTGAATCGAGGTTTCGATATGAACCCTCGGTTGCCCCTGTCGAATCCAATTTCACCGCAGGTAAGACTTGAGCCGGTGCCTTCTCTTTTGCGAGTTGTAGCCAGCCTTTGTTAACGTCTTCACCCATCGGGTTTGCTTTAGGATCCGTACTCTCACCCGCAATGGAGGTGCCATGGAAACCAATACGCAGCTTATCTAAGGCAAAATTACGCGTGATGGCGTTGTTCATCAGCTTCATCCACTGACCTTTACCACCCGAGTTCGCCCAGATTGTCATCGTGATCCAGTTGATATGAGCGCCTGAGTCCGTTTCGGTTAACTCGTAGGTATTGCCACTTTGGTCAAGAGAGCCCATGAAACGACCGTCTTTCACTCGACCTGTCAGCAAGCCACTGTCACCCACATCGATCACTTGACCTTTAATTTGGTCAACCGAGATATTCGAAATACGGTTTAAGAAAGAGTCGGATTCAACAATGGCTTGGCGAAGCTTGGTTTCCATCACAGGCGTGATATTGAATTGCTTAGACGCATCTACAACGCCGCCCGCTTTTGCTACGGCTTGGCAATATTCATCTAAAAATTGAGTCGATACTGCATTGAGCATTTACACGACCTCCACTGTTGATTCGCCGCCGTTGCCTTCTTCACCAGGCTTTTGACCAGGGACTTCTTGCTTAAGCTTTGCGAACTGGGTTTCAAGGTTTTGTACTTGCTCGGCTACAGGAGCAAGCTGCTTCTCTAATTCACTAGAGAACTGCTCCAAAGAGAACGTTTGAATTTCACCTTCGGGTTTGGCTTCGGGTTCATTAGGCGTTTGCAGGTTAAACTCTTGTTTGAGTTCCTCCTTTAGCTCACCTTTCATAATGCCGAACTGCTCTTTCATTGCAGCTTTGAATTGTTCTTCGTTCACTTCTTCTTCCTCTGGTTCAGGATCAGGTTGTGGCTCTGGTTGTTCATCACCAGAATTGAAAAAGGCATTACACAAGGCAAAGAATCGGTCTGTTTTTGAGTAACACTCATCAAGGCTGATTTCTTCCAGTTGGCTGCAACTCAGCTCTGTGGTTTGACCTTCTTGTCGCGAAAACTGAAGTAATGAAACACCAGACGACGCCGGGGAATCGGTCACGGCTAATCCCATCAGGTAGCACTTTCCTTGCCCTTTATAGTCTGGGTTGGGTTCTATGGAGGTAAACAGCTTCTGCCCAAGCTTATTGGCTTCAAGTAAATATTGATTAGGTTCAAGCTTGGCAAACAAGCGCATTTTCCCATCCACTTCTTCAGCTTTTACGGCAAGCACTTTGCCCCAGTTACTTCCGTAACCAGCAAAGCGTTTGTGTTCAGGCCAAATCAAAGCGGTGTATTCACTCAAGGCGTAATTTTCTGCAATCTGCATGAGCCATTCTCGGGTGATCTTACGACCATCAACCGTCGGCCCTTCTGTTGCTACAATTTTCCAATCACTGGTTTTTGCCATTTGAGTTTTTTACCTAGTATTAATTTGTCAGTTAGGTGTTTCTGGCATTCACAATACGCCTTTGATTTACCCGTTTCAGCCACTTCAATTCCGACCAATTCGGATACAGGGCGTATCCGAACCCATCCGAATTTTGCTATGCAATTTAGGTTGTTACCTCGGCGTATGATTGCTTCATGGCATATTCTCCTGAAACACGACACGCGGCCCGTTCCCTTTATTTAAAGGCTTGGACGCCCAATGAAATCGCTTCCGAATTAGGTTTGAACAGCACCAGAATTATTTATCACTGGGCTGACAAATTTGGATGGCGTGATATGTTGCGCGAGCAAACGATTGATGAATCGATAGCGCGTAGAATTGAAACCCTGCTTGAGCTAGAAAACCCAACCAAAGGCCAGCTCGATATGCTTGATAGGCTCATCAAGCACCACGTACAACTTAAGAAATTCCATGCACAAGCTCAGCCAGTTGGAGAGAAACACTCATCTAACGAAACTGAACCTGTAGCTAAAACTAACGGTAAAAGCTCGCGTTCTAATAAGTCTGACGACAAGCAGAAAAAGAAGAAAAGTAAAAAGAAGAACAACATTGTTGAGCTGACCAAAGAGAACTTCGCGACTTGGCATGAATCACTCTTTGAATATCAGCACACGATGCGTAACAACCTGCACCAACGTACGCGTAATATTCTTAAATCTCGTCAGATTGGCGCCACCTATTACTTCAGTGGCGAAGCGTTAGAAGATGCGATTTTGACTGGCGATAACCAGATATTCTTATCCGCTTCTCGCGCCCAGGCAGAAGTATTCAGAAGCTACATTATTGCGATTGGTGAAGAATTTTTAGGTGTTGAATTGACGGGTAACCCGATCATTCTCTCTAACGGGGCTGAGCTCAGATTCTTATCCACCAACTCAAAAACCGCGCAGAGTTATCATGGCCACGTTTATGTGGATGAGTATTTCTGGATCCCGAAATTCGATGAGTTGAACAAGCTCGCGTCAGCTATGGCCACTCATAAGAATTGGCGCAAAACCTACTTCTCTACCCCTTCCGCCAAAACGCACCAGGCTTACACATTTTGGACCGGTGACCAATGGCGCAGAGGCCGTGATACTCGCACCAACATTGAGTTCCCTACCTTTGACGAATACCGAGATGGCGGCCGACTCTGCCCAGACAAGCAATGGCGTTACATAGTCACAATTGAAGATGCGGCAGCAGGCGGCTGTGAGCTTTTTGATATTGGTGAACTGCGCGACGAATACAGCAAAGACGATTTTGACAATCTGTTTATGTGTATTTTCGTTGATGGCGCCAGCTCCGTCTTCAAGTTTTCAGCGCTCGAAAAAGCCATGGTGGACATTAGCCGGTGGCAAGACTTCAAGCCCAATGACAAAGACCCCTTCGATCGCCGTGAAGTTTGGTTAGGTTATGACCCAAGCCGAACTCGAGACAATGCTTGTTTAGTTGTCGTAGCTCCGCCGATTGTTGCCGTTGAAAAATTCAGAGTACTTGAAAAGCACTACTGGCGAGGGTTGAATTTTCAGTACCAGGCGCAGCAAGTTTCAAAAGTGTTTGAGCGTTATAACGTGAGCTATTTGGGTATTGATACAACAGGTATTGGCGCGGGTGTCTATGACTTGATTAACAAGAAACACCCGCGAGAAACCGTGGCCATTCAATACAGTAATGAGAGTAAAAACCGCTTGGTGATGAAGATGATAGATGTGGTCGAAGCCAACCGCATTCAGTTTGATGCTGAACACAAAGACATCGCCATGGCATTCATGGCCATCAAGCGAGCGACCACCAATAGCGGCAACAACATGACCTTCAAAGCAGAACGCAGCGAGTTAACCGGGCATGCCGACGCCTTTTGGGCGATTTCCCATGCCTGCATTAATGAGCCGCTGGATCACTCTGAAAAACGTAAATCAACTTGGCAGATGTAAATCAATGACTGAACAGACAACAGAAATAATCACGAAAAAATCCGCTAATGATGAAAGCTTGATGTTTAGCTTTGGTGAGCCAGAAATCATGGACCGTGATTTCACCAACTACGAATACAACGAGCTTTACTACAACGAAGACGGGAACTATTGGGAACCGCCACTCGATAGAGCTGGCTTAAATAAACTGACTCGGGCTAACGCTTATCACGGTTCTATCTTAATGGCTCGCCGTAACATGATTGCGGGCCGTTACACCCAAGGTGGAATGCAGAAGCAACAAATGCAATCTGCCGTCCATGACTTCTTAGAATTTGGTGACACTGCCCTGCTCAAGCTTCGTAACTACTTTGGCAAAGTCATTGGGCTATGGCCTATCCCTACTATGTATTTACGTAAACGTAAAAACGGTGACTTTGCTTTCCTAGAGCGGGATGACAAACAAAAGAGTTACAAGAAAGAAGACGTTATATTCATCAAACAATACGACCCAGTTCAGCAAGTCTACGGTGGGCCGGATTACCTTGGTTGTGTTCAGTCTGCTTTGCTTAGCCAGGACTCCACCACATTCCGCCGCCGCTACTATAAAAACGGTTTGCACATGGGTTTTATCTTCTATGCGACTGACCCGAACTTGAGTAAAGACGATGAGGAAGACTTAAAGCAGAAGATGGCTTCAAGCCGTGGCGTGGGGAACTTCCGATCGATGTTCATCAACATTCCAAACGGAAACGAGAAAGGGATTCAGTTGATACCCGTTGGCGACATTGCAACAAAAGATGAGTACGAGAAAATTAAGAACGTCACCGCGCAAGAGGTGATCACCGGTCACCGCTTCCCTGTTGAATTGGCCGCGATCATTCCCAATGGTGGCACTCGTGGGGACCCGATTAAATTCGATTACGTTTACTGTAAAAACGAAGTGATACCCGCTTGCGAAATGTTCATGGATGCCGTGAACAGCGACCCAGAAGTACCCAAACACCTACATTTAACCTTCAATTTGGACAATGTCGCGGCCTAAGTAGCATGATGTTTTTTTGCAATTACGTTTTTGACTGCAATTTACGCTCAGCCCTTTCTTCATAAGGGCTGATATACAACTTAAACGATCGTCATAAAACACAAACGATCATTAAAAAACCGACCTAAAACACAAGAATCATTAAATTTCAGCCACTTAACTTAACCAACCAGATCAACACTGATCGTCAGAATTTCAATTCCTTGCAATTTTTTGCACTCTTCGCAATTTTGCTAGGCGCTCTGTAAGCCATTTGGAGCGCTGCTAACTTGCGGTAAGCCCCGTTATTCCTAAAGGGCTCGCGGCTTGTTAACCTTCCATAGCGGCGCCAGAATTTCACTGAAATTAAATTGCGAAAAAATGAGATCGAAAACGCTTCAGGTGGGGAGGAGGAGTGCGTTTTCCGTGGGTTAAGCGTGCTTTCGGTGGAACTATGTAACAGAAACAAAAAAGCCACCGAAGGTGGTGGCTATGGGACGGTCGCACTTCAAGCTTGATATTAAGTTTTCCTCAGCTACGTTGTAATTTGCGGTGCAAGATCCGGTTACTACTTTTCAATGCTGTAAATTTAAACAGAACAAGTAAACAAAACATTCCTGCGAACTTAAGCTTCAAATCTAATGGCAACAGCCAAAATTCAGGTTTTGTAGTCCAATAAATAATGAACAATTCATAAACTAAGCAAACCAACACCACAGCATAACCCCACGTAATTTCAAAAGCATCAAACCAACGTTTAGCTCTTGCAGGCATCATTTCGTACAGAGATGGTGGAGTATTACTTTGGTGCTGGTTGAACTTTCTAGATATCTCACCCCAAACATCGCGTATAAATCGTTGCATATGCTCTGTATATAATGTCTTTATGATGAAAGAAACCAGTACGACTGTCGCACCAATACTCACATGAGATTCAAAGCCCAATTCGTTTAATAAATTCAATTCTTTCACGCTTCCTCCTCAAAGTTAACGCCTTCTTAAGGTATGAGACATGTAATACACTAACTTCCACATACCGAATCACTCTTGAAAAATTTGTTGAACAGTTTGTTACATATCATGTGACGATTAAAGCCATGCTGGTTCATTATCTACTATTATCTTTGTGACCCAACGATATTTTTTTTCAATCAATTCTAAAAAAATTTCTCGGCTATTTAAAAATTTATCTACTTCGTGGCTAGCCAGTCTTTGCGTAACCAGAAGTTCATTTGGAAACACTTTAAGGAAACATTTTACAAACGCCTCCCATTTACGATTTAACGCACGATTTTGAAAAATCGGGAAATTAGGTTCTAGTACATCAAGGGCAAAACTCAAAGTCGAAATGAAATGCAAGATATCGTTATCCGAATCACCATAAGCATCTCCACAGTCTAGGGAGTACAACGTACCTATATCAAACGAGCTGAAAAACGAATATACAAACCACGCATCTGCCCTACCTCTTTCGTCTAAAGGGAAACCATACCCATGTGCAACTTCAAGCTCGTGTTCCAACTTCATATTAATAAGTCTTTCTACTGTATAAAAATCCTCATTATTCGGTTCATCAATTTCATCGTGATGTTCCTGACACATCCATAATAAATTATCAAAACCATTTATATCTTCAATTGTTGTTTTTTTGTATGTATATGGTAACCGTATATCAGAGCGAGTTCCTCTTACTCCAATAATATGAGCCTGTTTACCTGTTGCTTTTTTTCTAGATGATAAAAGCTTTCCACACCTACGACCATTCGTTCTAAAACAGCATCTTCCACCAGAACTTGCTATTAAAGCTTTAGAAACCGCAGGAGTGATTGTAGCTCTTTTCCTTTTATTCATTATTAACAGATACCTTTACTTAATAACTAGGCCAACTGGAACAACACCGCATCAAGGTGTGAGCAACGCTACCACGAAACTCAACCATACCACCGTAACCACGGGACTCTACGATGGGATAAAAAATGCGAAGCATTAGGAGTCACTCTTAAATGCTCTGTTATTATAAGTATTTTTTACCTAGGAACTTTTCTATCTACTAGTCTTATGAAAGAAAGGATACACACTCATAACACTAATAAACAAGAACTTATCTTTCACTGATATATGAACACTTCACAAAATTATGAATATGTCGCATAGTACGACCGTCATGGTTAATCTGCGTAAACATAACCATTGAGAAGGACAAAAAGGCAACCTCAAAAGCTGTAGAACTGTATAAATCCCCACCATAATTTAGTAGTATGGAACTATAATTTCGATAGGTTTATGGTGTCATATGAGAGTTGTTTGCCCTGAGTGTGGCGAGAAAGCCCGCATACAAAAATCAAACCGTATTTCAGCGGGTTATAGCGACTTATATTGTAGTTGTAGCGACCCCGAATGTGGCCACTCTTTCGTGATGAACCTAACCTTCAGCCATACTCTTAGCCCTTCGGCTAAAACGACTTCTCAGTTAGCTTTTGAAATGGTTAAAGCCCTGGCACCCGATCAGCGCCAAGAACTAAAACAACAGCTATCAATCCTCTAAAGTTTAAATTCAGGGCTATCTCCACCATCAGCCATTTCAATTAGCTGCTTCATTGCGGCTAACTTTTCAGGCTTCAACTCTTCTCTTTGGTCTGCAACCAATAAACCCATCAAATAAATACCTACATCAGCTCTGCTTTCACCTTCAGTGCTGAGTGCTACAGCATCTATAATGAACTCCATCGCTTGTAAAAATATGTCCTGTTGTTTTAATGACATAGCTCTACTCCAAACCAAAAGACTGGATAAATATACAGTACTTTTATAAATATTCATACAGTGTTTTTATGAAGCGAGATTCACCCCTCATTCTGATAACTAATCTGAGCTTCATATCAGCGGCCATTCAGCGGTTTCAGGAAAGAACGACAAATTAGGCTGTTCATATTCATAGTCGTCATCTTCTCCAGCTAAAGGTTCAGGCTGTTTTACCTCGAAATCATCTAACCAGCTTAAATCTGGCTTGGGTTGGTACTCTTCAACCAGCTGGGCTGGGCGAACCGTGCCGCATGGTAGATGCTCCGCAGGGCGGATTCTTATACTCGTTTCATCATCTATTCGAATTGAACTACCTTGTTGCAGCGCGATTAGAGCTGAACCATCAATGTTTGGCGGTAACCCGCCACCGACTGAGTAAGGTTCTAATAGTCGCTTAAGCTGATCGCTGACCTGTACTTTCTGCGGTAGCGTACAGTTATTGACAGAACTCCGAGAGGAGCCAGAGGCTCCAGAAAGAGCAAGAGCCCCCGATTCACGTTGGGCGTCTAACGTAGACGTTGGCATTATCTGCCAGTTCTTAGTGCGAGTTTTGACGAGCATGCCTGCGGCATCAAAGCCTTCAATCTTGCTAACGATTTCACCGTGGGGTGACGCAAACGGTAATTCTTGATAGGTATTTCTGATCAGCAAGTCGTCACGTTTAACAAATGGACCACCTTGGCCCATGATGTAACCTTGCCAATTGCCATTATCGGCGGCGATTAACGTATCAACGATGCTTGAATCATCACTCTTGATTCGTGCTTGGTAACTATCACCAATTACTTTTAAAAGTTCTTCATTAGTGATTAGCTTGCTTGGCTTAATAGGGCCAACGAGTTCACGTTGTAACATTGAATAAATGGTAAGTAGGTCGGCACGCTCTTGCATGAAGAGGTATTCCATAAAGGCTTTTTTGTTCTGGCTGGCAAAGCGGCGCAGTTCTCGGTAAGTCGTAACCGGAGCACCACCAAAGAATTGGAATTGGCGAATGTTCCAACGGCTTTTCCATGCACTCACGTTTTTCGCCATGTCTTTAGCAGATTTGCCTTCTTCTTTACCTGTCTTTGGATTGATGCTGACTGTCTCATCAGCCAGATCATCATCCATGGCATAACCATCAATGTTTTTAGAAATGTATTTGGCGATGTAACCCGTAGCCGTGCCCAGTTCTGGGTCAATGGCTTGAATGTCACAACGGGCAGATGGGTCCAGCAGTCCCTCTTTGTTAATCAGTTCGTGTTTGTCTTCTTGGATTGCGTAATCTGTAAAAATTTCTTCAATCGCATCTACCTGTTCAGGCTTTGCCCAGATAAGCAAATGCCAGTGTGGTGTGCCATCGTGATGTGGTTCAGCCACACGAACACCAAACCAACGAATTTCTTTGCGACCTAATTTGGCACGAATCTTTGCCCATACATTGTTTAAGTAAGCTTGGGCATCACGTGGGCTTGCGCCATTCCAGTGACCAATGAAACCGCCTTTCTTATAACTGTTGTGGTATTTAGCTGGTGTGGTCAGGGTTAAAAACAAGCCTTGAAGACCTAACTCGTTGCCAATGTCTTCACAACCACGGCAACGCACCATTAACTCATGGCGGCGAATAGCAGGGTTCGATACGCTTTTTAATACCATGTCTTTTAAGCTGGCTTCTTCGCCTGTTTCTTCATCGAACAAAGATGAGTTTTCGATAAATTCCCAGTTCTTTTGGCGTTGTTCTTTGTATTCTCGGATACAGTCCCATGAAGCATAAGGCGAAGCGTGTTTCGAGACTTGCCCCATAGCAATGGCTAGGTGCTCACGCATAATTTTTCGGCATCGAATCAAACGGTTATACCACCACTTTTCGCTTATCATGCGCGAAATATCTTGCAGGGCAGAAAGCTCCGATTGTTCTTTATATTTGCGAGGTGGCTTAATACCAAAGGTATTACAGACGAATACAGCGGCTTGTTCATAAGAGAACACGACCGCCATTTCTGTCCCTAATGCAGTTTCAGCGTGGTATTTATCACTCTCAATACGAATAAACCCGTCAACTATCATGGCAACTTTAAACGCCATATCTTTGATTTCTTCAATTTCCAACTCGGCCAAAGTGCGATTTCTTACTGGTTTGCGGTTTTGTTCTATTCGTTCAAAATCAAAGTACTGTTGCTGTTGAGTTTGGTTCTTGTAGTTGCTTTGCTTAGTGTCGTCATTCGCTTCACTCAGCAAAGCAACCTTAGAAGTAGTAGGAAGTTTTTTGTATTGTTTAAGTACCAATAGAACACGCCTATGCGCGGGTACCATTTTTTCACGAATGAAAGTATTCGCGGCTGGGCGGCCTTGTTTCTCAAAAATCGAAATATAACGATTTGCGAAATATTTAGTTAGGTAATGAGGGAGATCAGCAAAGTGTTCAGATAGCCATTCTCTATCTGCTGGGTTTACTTCATATAACTTACGCTCAACAACTGAAAGATTTTCAGGTTCTATATTAGCGGGTTCGTAACCTGCAGGAACACAAATAAGCCCTTCATCTATGGCAGGTAAAGGGCATAACCAAAAGCGATTTAATGGTTTAACTGGTTGATAGTATGTCACTAACACTCATCCAAAAAATCTGTGGGGTTGCGTGTGATTTTCAATTGAACCTGGATAGACTCATCACCAGATAGCAAAGTACCTAACAGCACTTCATTATCTGGGTGATCACCTTCCAGCATTTCTACTAATAGGGTTTCAATATAATCAGGTGCTTCAGCCGCAACTTTCTGTGCTTCGCTCATAACTGAACACCTAATGCTGTAGCCCAGCTGCTAGACATAGCATCAGGTTTTTTAATACCGATTTGATTGGCTTTACGATGCTCTTCGCTCATACCTGTTTTCTGTTTAGGCATTTCAACGGCTTCTTTTAAAGTCATCCCTTCAGACAAACGGCCATATAGAGTGGCCTCAGAAATTTCCACCAATTTAGAGATAGCTCGCATCCCCTGTTGCCCTTTGTGCTCATATTTGACTTGAGCAACCTGAGCGCAACGAGGCATTGTGACTGCTTGTTCAATATCAAAGCCTCGCTGCAAACGCTTTAACAAGGTGGAGTAGTTAATACCGAAATTTTCAGCAATGGCTTTCACACCCTTACAACCTTGGTATTCATATTGATGAGTCATAACGCTGCTAACTCCTGTGTATCCATAACCATGTGGCCACCGGTGTGGTTACCTTTGATAATCACACCGTTCAAAACGTGCTGGCAGTTGAACAGCTCGCAAGCCGTATCAATCGCAGGATCAGCCGATTCAAACTCACCCAGCAACACGTTCTTCACTTCGTTGGTTTCATCATGGCGAACAACGCCGCCACCGCTGTTCAGGGCAACTGCTACATAACTCAGCATCAGCAAGCCTCCACTGTTGGGTAACCGTGTTCATCGGCCATATCGCGCCACCACATTTGCATTTGAGTGGTTTGAGAAGTGGACTTATTACAAGCCGACACAAAGAACAGAGCACGAACGGCGCCTAAGGCTTGGTTTGCGATGTCTCGATTAGAAGCGGTGTTGTACACCACAATCCAAAAAGCCCACCAAGCGGTAATAAAATCTTCTAAACAAAGTCCCTGTTCAGTACCGTTAACATTCACAAGTAATGCTCGAGTAGAGTCCAAGCTCAGCACATCGCCCTGGCTAGTTTCTGTGATATTGAAAACACGCGTGAACTGTTCAATCTTGCGAGTAGTAAACCCTTCTGAACGCAACGCGTGGTTCAAGTCTTTCTGATAAACAGAGATAGTGCTCATGCTGCCTCCTCCCCTAACTTTTTAAGTAGAGTCGTTGCCTCTGTAGCAAAATAACGTGAGTCTTGAATCTGCCTTTTTAGGTCTGCGGTTGTGAGTCCAGCCTCACGAACCACGTCAATACCCGCTTCCATGCAGTCGGCAGCTTCAACTAAACGATCTCGTAAATGCCCCATCAAAATCACACTGTTTAAATGAGATGAATTTGAAAGAGAAAGAACGCATACCTCTTTGCTTAAACCAAACTTACCGCCTTGCAGTACATGCGTAATTTCATGAACCAGGGAAGCCCCCGTTTTATGGCCTTCGCTGTCTACTTCATGCTGTATCAACACATCGTTGGCTTGATAGTTACGATCATTGACTCGAATTTCAGCCGTTTTACGGCCTAAACGAACCTCGTTGAAAAACTCTGATTGGGTTTTTACTTCATGTAGTTTCATTCCTACTCCCCCACAGCCGATAAACAGAACTGCTCGAATTGATATAACGCTTCATCATCAAAGTGGCCTAAGTCACGGAGGCCAAGCATTTCAAGAAACAAGTGGCGGTTACTCATATCTAAGTTCGCCCAATGGTGAAGCTGTGAAACTTGTTCAATCGAACCGTTGCGGTACCAGCTTGGAAATGAATAACCAAAGAACACACGAGCTCGATCGCTTTCCATTGCTTCTTTAATATCGGCCAACACTTCTTCTTGTGGGCGGTGAGTAGCGATAGGTTCTTGCTTCTTCGCGATAGCATCGAGCTGGATAAGAACCTGATGTTGCTGCTCTTGATTGCTTGAATTAAAGCGCTCAGCGATTTGGTTAAAAGACTGACTAAATAGGTGTTCTTCAATATTACTCATCATAATTTCCTCAAATTTTGGATATAAAAAACCCTCCCTCTTTAAATCGAAGAGGGATAAAGGATGTAGGCATAACGCCTAGTAGCTAGGTTTGTTTGGGTTTAACTGACTTATGACCAGCGCGAAAGTACATCCTGTGCGTTGGCATCAATTCGGTTAATTTCACGTGAAAGGCGCATTTGTTCAGCGCGGCAATTGCTCTTAGAAAACTGAGCTTGTAACTCTTCACGCTTTGAGCGAAGTGGCTTTAGTTGGCGTTCGCCAAGTTCTCTTCGCGTGCGCTGTAATGCTGAAAGGCCACGTTCTTTTTGCTCACGGTTCAAAGACCAACAAGGCAAATCAGGGCATGGATTTTCTAGTGGTGGTACATATAGGTTTGAATGTTCGACTGTTGCAACTGACATACTATTTTCCTCTAACTTAAGCCGGGAATAGCCGAACCATTGGCGACCAAATCCACACTCATAGCTAAGAATGGGGAAACGCCTTTTGTGCGGCTTTCTATATCGTTGATAAGAAGCACAAGGTTGCTAATACCCGCTTGTGCCTTTTGGATAATGACGTGTTTGTTAGTGCGACTAAGGCGGTCGTTTCCCGCATGTTCTAAAGCCATGCGAGACAAGTCACCGGAGTGCATCGCGTTTTCTAATGCGCGTTTAATGAAGGTTTCTTCACTCGCATCATTGGGGATCTGTGCGGTCACCACACCGAGGCCAAGCAAAAGGCTATTAAGAATGGTGAAGTTGCCACTCGCCTTGGTGATCATCACAAGTTCTACACTGGTAAGTATGTGCGGCTGCTCTGGGTTGAGCTTGTTACGCAGCATTGTGGCATTCATATCCACGGCCTTTGCTAACCTGGTCATGTTCTCCGAGTTCGCAAATGCACAACACGCTTCGTTAAATGCCTTTTGTTTAGAGCCACGGAATTCGCACATTGAGTCAATTTCGTTCATAACCAATACTCAATTGAAGACAAACGGGACGAAAACGAAGCCCCAACCAAGAACATTGAGCCACAACGGGCAATGCTCTTTAGTCGGAATTAGGGAAGATAAACGCATGACGGCCTACCCCAACTTTTCCATGGCTTCACGAGTCGCCATTTCAACTAAAGCGATCATGTTAATGAGAGGGGTTTCTTTACCTTTTGCTTTAGTTTTAATAGGTAAGCGACCATCGGCTACCCAATCCATGATGGTGCGCTTAGGCATTCCAGAGAACTGAGAGTATTGGTCATACGTCATGAAAGGCGTATTTAGGACTACTTGATATGAGAGCATAGTGATATCCTGCTAAGTTACTAAATGTTGAACACCGGACTTATGAGTTGCAGCTCGCAGTCCATTTGAATTGGATTATTGATCGTATATGCGAACAAATCAAGCCAAATTGACCTCTTTTGATTATCAAGGTGGGAAGCTTGTCACAGACAGGCTCCATGAAATCCTAGGAACCAAGACAATCAGAGAGCTCGGCGAAAAACTAGACATTTCTGCTTCTACAATAGCTACTTGGCATAAGCGCGCGCTTTGCCCTTTCGAGATTGTGCTAAGAGCACACATGTACACAGGTGCATCTTTGAAGTGGTTAACTCTTGGTGAAGGGGAGCCGTTTCCGAACAGGGAATCTCAAAAGCACCAGTCGAAACGCCTTGAGACAAAGTTCTTGTTCGATATTGACTCATTCAACATTAAGCATGGAAAGCTTGAGAACCTACAAACTCTCACGTTCGATAAGTCTTATTTAAATGACATTGAAGTAGCCAATCCAATGGCAATACGTGATGGAGAGAATACGTACATCGTTGACAAAGAGAATCAACAAGCAATTAGCGGTACGTACTTAGTAGATATGGACGGCCTACTCTCGCTAAACGACATTCAGCGCCTACCAGGTAAGAAACTAGCAATTAGCTTTAACGGTTCGACATTAACAGTCGAAGAAGATGAAGTGAGAGTTGTAGGTAGAGTGGCGTTGGTGATGGAGAAGAAGTGA